GAGACTAAAAACTATCTCATCTGGTGTTTCTTGTACAGCTATTGGCTATCAGGCTGGTAAATTAATTACTGGCAGTTTGAATACAGTAGTCGGATTCCAAGCGGCAGACTCACTCGCGTCAGGCACCTCAAATACTGTAGTGGGAGGAAGAGCATTTTATGCGGCTGATGGTTCAGAGACAAATAGCACTATTATTGGGACAGATGCTGGCAATGCAATCAATCACGATGATACAGATGGAAATGTTATTATAGGGAATGATGCTGGAACTGGTGGAGCAGCGGCATTAATAGACTGCGTTGCTATAGGCTATAATGCAATGAACAGCACAGGCGGAAATGCTCAGACAGGAACTGTTGCGATTGGAAAAAATGCCTTAACTGCTTGTACTTCAGGTAGTTCGAATACCGCTGTGGGATTTAATGCTTTAGCCTCGGAAGATACAGGAGATAGAAACACAGCCGTAGGATACAACTCATTAACTAATGTTAATGGTGCTACTGATAATAGCAACTCAGGGTTCGGGTACAATTCTGGCGATGTAATAACCACAGGCACAAATAATACTTGTATTGGAGCAAATACAGACCCAAGTGCTAATAGTGGAGCTAATCAAACAGTAATTGGTTCTGGTGCAACAGGCGTAGCAGATAACTCAGTAACACTTGGTAATTCTTCTGTAACTAATAATTATTTACGAGAAAAAATTGAACTGAAAGCAAGAAACGATCAACCAGCTATACTTGAATTACAAGCCGATAACGCTGATAATAACGCAGACCTTTGGCAAATTGAAAGTTCAACGGATAATTTCTTTAAAATAAAAAGCAAAGATAGTGGCTCTTTTGTACAATATTTAGACATAGGAGGTTCAACTGGTTTTGTAAACATAGGTGGAGGCAAAGCAAGTGGTTATGTACTAACTTGTACAAATGATGGTGACAATGCTAACAGACAGGGTATAAAAGTTCAAGGTGGTGCAGATGATGCAAGTGGTACAACAGCCTACTTAGATTGTTATGATGGAGATGGTGGACAAGTAGGACACATATCAAATACTTCTGGAACTTTTGCATTAACTGACCCTTCAGACAAACGCCTTAAGAAGAACATAGTTGATACTACAGTACAAGGTCTTGAAACTGTATCTAAAATGAAAGTAAGAGATTTTGAGTGGAATAAATCTGGCGATAAAATGGTTGGTGGCTTTATTGCACAAGAATTAAAAGAAGTATATCCGTCCGCTGTTACTGGTACAGATGGAGAGATGGAAGACATATTTGATGAAGATGGTAACAAAACTGGCGAAAGAATTGTTCCTATGGGCATATCAAGAGATGTTCTTGTACCAGTTTTAGTAAAAGCAATTCAAGAATTATCTGCAAAAGTAAAAGCATTAGAAAGCAAAGGATAAATAATGAGATGGTCTAAATACAGTACATTAAAAACTGCAAAGAAGGTTGCATTTTCAAAAGAAAAAGAAACTGTCCAAGAAGAAATAAAAGAAGTAAAGGATTCTGATGGAAATGTAACTACACCAGCGCAAGCCAAAGAAGAGCGTGAATATGTTGTCTTAGCTCAGAAACGCTTTGATAGTGAAACTGGCGAAGCCTTAGATGATTCTAAACAAGAATGGTCTTTATCTCAATTAGAAAGAGAAAAGGCTCGTTATGATAGAGATATGGCAAGGGCTAAAGCAGAAAGTGATGAACTAGCAAAAGCAATAGCAGATTTTAAGAAACTTTAATTAACTAACAAGGAGTCAATAATGGCTAAAGAACAAAAAGAAAAGCCAGTCTTGAATCTAGATGACAAAGAGTATGTAATCGAAGATATGACTGATGAGCAGAAGATGATGGTAAATCACATTAATGATTTGCAAAACAAGCAGAATACTAATGCTTTTATGGCTGACCAATTACAAGTTGGCAAGGAAGCATTTATTAATTTGCTCCGTGCATCATTAGAAGCACCTGAAGTAGAGGGTGAAGTAGTAGAATGATTGTAAGGTACGCCCATGATAATGATGTGGTTATTCACTTTAATAATAAAAAAGGAGTCACAAGGGAAATAAAACTTTCTGATGGGACTTTAGCTACATTAACATATCCTAGCACAAAGAAATATTTTCTTAGAAATGGCAAAACTATAATTAAAAAAAGTGACAGCTTTAAAACTATTGAAGAAGAGTATGTGAGGGAATGTGAAAAATTAAAAGATTCTGATAATCATGGGCGTATCGACATTTCAAAGCATAAATTAATAAATAACAAGGTAGTTAGTAAATGAAAAGCCCTATAAGTAAGTTGGTAAATTGGCAAGTTAGAACTGGTCAATTAGATAATTGGACTGCATATCATATTGGAGCAGGAGCATTTTTTTGCAAAGTATTTCAATGGATGGATTGGAGTGCTTTTTGGTGTGTGCTTGGAGTATTTATTCTTGGTGTATTATGGGAAGTATTTGAATGGCTTATAGAAGGAGATGAAGAAACTTATGGCACTAAAGAAAAATGGGCATATAACACAGCATCGGATATATTCGTAGAAACAGCTATGGCACTATGGATGGTTTTATGAACAAAACAATAAAAAAATTGGAAAATGGAGATTTTAAAGTTATTAGTACGAGTTATAATATTCCTGTTACTTATAGTTACATTAACAGGGTGTGATTCTGGTTGGTCAGTATGTGGCTGGGAAGTTAAATGAGTAAACCATTGAACGATGAATTGCAGATACATATATCAGTTAAATGGGCAGTTCAAATACTACTATTTGTTTTTACCCTTACTGGAGCTTGGTACACTTTAAAACAAGACATTGCTAGTAATGCTAGTGAAATAAAGCATATAAAAGAAAGTTTAATCGAGTATGAAAATTTATTAGATGAAAGAGTAAGTCGATTAGAAAAATATAAAGAACAAGAATTAGAAGAGGTTAATAAATCTCTTCTTTCAAAGGTATTAGGAAAAAGTGACTAATGGATACAACAGCGATGCTAGAAGCATACGGCACTTTAGGTGCTACAGGAGTCATTTCTTTACTTTTTGGGTTTATGATAACAAATTTAATAAAATCGCAATCAGCACAAAATGATAGTCTTGACAAAATTTCAGTTGATATTGCAAAATCAGAAGGCACTACATCTAATGTGGAGTCTATTTTATTAAAACTATTAGACAGAATACAAAGAGATGGCGAGCAACAGTCAGACGAAAGAAACAGACGGCACGAATCGGTGATGAAGGAGATAGATGATTTAAGTGATAAAGTAAGTTATTTATCTGGTAGAATTAATGGGGGCGGAAAACACTAAAATGGATACTTTAAAGATTATGGCAATTAGCTTTAGTAACTATGCAATAGGATTAACTCAAATACATGAAGCACTACAAATAATAGTTGCTTTATTGTCTATTGTATTACTTGTAACAAACATAAGGAAGAATAAATAAAATGAACATTAAATCAATGCTTGTCAAACTAGCTGAAGAGCAGGCTGACAAAATGAAAGAAGAAGCAATGAATCATTTGGCATCAGATGAGATGTCAGATAGTATTGCAACCGCAATTAACAAAAAGATTGACATACCTTTTGTATCTGAAGAAAAAGAACAAATCTTCTTTGAGAAGATAGTTGATGTTGTAACAGATGTTTTAGAAGGCGTATTTAAAGGAAAATAAAATGTTATCAATACTATTAACAATAATGCTCATGGATGCAGATAGTGTAAAAGTAAAGCCAACTACTCATCCTACATATAATGCAATGGCTTATAACATGGAAGATGTTAAAAAGAAAAAAAAGAAAGGCAAGAAACTGGCTGTAAAAGGCAAGAAAAAGAAAAAAGGTTTCTTTTCAAAGGTATTTGGAAGTAAGTAATGCCTAAAAAACGTGACTCAAGACTGTCAAAGCATGGATTAAAAGGTTACAATAAACCTAAAAGGACTCCAAAGCATCCTAAAAAATCTCATGTTGTGCTTGCAAAGGTAGGCAGTAAAGTCAAGTTAATTAGATTCGGTCAGCAAGGTGTTAGAGGTGCTGGTAAAAAACCCAAAACAAAAGCCCAGAAAGCAAGGCGTAAATCATTTAAAGCAAGGCATCGCAAAAATATAGCCAGAGGTAAAATGAGTGCCGCTTACTGGGCTAACAAGGTTAAATGGTAATGGCTAAAAGAGTAAGTTGGAAATGGGGGAATAAACGCTACTCTGGAACTTTAATCAGAGAGACAAAAACCCATAAATTTGCAAGAACTAAGAATGGTAAAATAAAAAAGATAAAGAAAAGGGGAAAGAAGTAATGCCAAAAGGTAAGGGATATGGTTTTGGAAAAGCAAAGCCAAAGAAAAAACGTAAAGTAAAAAAGAAGAAGAAGTAATGTATAAATTCGGCAAACGGAGTCGTAAAAGGCTCGAAGGTGTGGATGCAAAACTGGTTAATGTTCTTAATGAGCTAATAAAGATAATGGATGTTACTGTAATTGAGGGACTCCGTTCTGCCGAAAGACAGAAAGAATTGTTGGCAAAAGGAGCTACTAAAGTTAAGTATTCTAAACACATGGAAGGCAAGGCTGTTGATATTGCCCCTTATCCAATAGACTGGGAAGACAGAGAAAGATTTCACTATATGGGTGGCATGGTTAGAGGTATTGCAAAAGCACTTAATCTTAAAGTTCGTTGGGGAGGAGATTGGGACTCCGATGGAGAGATAAAAGACAATTCTTTTGATGACCTTGTACATATAGAAATAAGAAGTTAATTTTTTTTTTAAGGACTTAAAAAGTATTTATTGCATTAAAGACATTTGAAGACTAAGTTAGGAACAGTATGGCATATTGCACAAACAGAGATTTAAAAGATGTATTTCCGTCAATAGACGAATTTGACACAAAAACTCCTATATATGGCTGGGTAGTTCATAGCAGTAACTTATACAGAGCAGACAACTGCGGTCTTGTTACACAGCTTTTTGCTAATGGACAGGACTTAGGGGATGCGGAAGCAAATAGTGGAGAGGTAAACTCTAATGGGGAGTGGTATTACGAATCTACACTAGATGCTGTTTATTATTATAATAGTGCTAGTAACCCAAATGATATGCTCATGGAATCTGGCGATGATTGGGCTACACTAAAAACACGCTATATCTCAAATGCTGAAAAGTACCTTGATTCTAGGCTTGACGGCAGACTACCCAGAAAGCAATTCAAAGACAAGGATGGTAACTACGATTACATTCTTGTAAGGACTACGGCATTACTTGCCTGTTCTTTTTTATTAAGAGCATCCCAACCAGTATCGGAAGTTGCAGATGCCTTGTTTGATGAAGCAGAGAAAAACATCCTCTCTTTGAATGAAGGCACTACTAAACTATCTTGGCAAGTAACTGGGGATGCTACACATGGAGTAATTCGAGAAGTATCTGTTAGTGGTAGCGTTAGAATAGTAGATACCAGAGGTTCGTATTACGATATATATGACAGAGTTGGAGTTAAGATTACAACAGCAGGGGCTTTAGGTACTGCTAAATACTCTGTGTGGCTTAAAGATGGAGATAACTTAGGGGCTGAAAGAATGAATAATGGGGCTACCGCTGATTACATAGACACAATTAATGGGCAGTATCAAACCCTAGCAAGTGGTGTGCAGTTAAGATTTGCAGGAGACACAGCAGATACAGCGACCATAAATGACAAATGGGAAATAGAATTTTTTGGCAAGAATGAAGGTCTTGAAGATACAGGGATGCCATATTCTATTAATATGACTCGTAGATAATGCCAGTTACCTTTGTTAATATTTGGGAAACAAAGATTTTGGATACTATTCGCACTTTTCTTAATGATGAGTTTGCGGGAAGTATCCCAGTTTACACAGGAGATTTTAAAGATATGGGCAACCAGTCCATACGCCTTAATCCGATAGGTTCTGATTTAGCTGAGTTCAATGCTACTTCAGAAACTAGAGAATATATTTTAGATGTATCCTATACGTTTAAGGAAAATATGGTAAAAAAGGATACTTGGGAACATATACTTCGCCAAGTATCACACATAGAGGCTTTGTTTCATGATAATATGTCAGGAACTAGCGGTGCGTATTTTAATGGAAGGTTAGAATCTTGTCGTATTAATGAAAAGACCGATGAGGAAAATGAGATAGATGGTCTTAATGTGATGAGGTGGGAATGGAGAGGTATGCACTTAGGAAATATATCTTAAAGTAATAAGGAATAGATATGAAAGTCAAACTAAAAGATAAAAATAATAAATTGCCGAATTGCTGGAAAGAATGCGGTTGCTCATTTGAAGATTGGCAAGAACTTCAAAGTGGCAAAAGCGTAGAAGTAAGCAGTTTAAATAATCTGGAGCATTTATTTAATGTTGATGCCCCAAAACCAAAAAAAGGAGATAAGTAATGGCAATAGCGGCACACGCTTTTTCACCAAAAGAGTTTCAGGTGTGGATTGGCTCTGATGCAACCAACGCTGGAAGCACAGGAATACACGCATCTAATATGTATCAACTTGATGTTGATTCTGTTAGTATGCCAAGTTTAAATGTAAATCAAGTTCTAGATGTCCGCAGTGGAGTAGGAAGAACTTTGAAGGATGAAGACGTTTTTCAAGATAATGCTTTGAGAACAGTTGAAATAAGTCTTTCAGGTACTATACACATGGATGGCGGTCATCAACTTTTACTACAAAATATATGCAATGATGTTAGTGGTGACCCTGCGGTAGCAAGTGGATTTGCTCCTGCATCGCAACTATATGGTTCAGCCGTAACAAATGCGGCATCATCTTTGACTGTGGTAATTAAACCATCAGACCACACAAACCAAAGGTCGTTAGAAATGGCTGGAATGGTTGTAACAAGTTTTTCATTATCTGCTGATACTGGAACAGAAGGCGGAAGATATAAATTTTCTGCAACTTTACAGTCTGGAGTAAAACCAGACCTTAATGAGTCTTCAACTGCGGCTGGTAATAATGTATATGCTAATACAACTACTTGTTCTTTAAATGATGCTAGTGGAATTAAAGTATTAAATACAGATGTTATTTTGCAAAGTTTTACAGCAACAGTAGAAAGTCCAGCAGTATTTTCTGGGTTTTCTTCTACTGGTTATCAAGGAGTTCATAGAGGAGCTGAAATTGCAGTAACTGCTGATGCAACTGTTAAGTACGATGGTAACACAAAAGGTTTTATTCATTCCTTTGACACTCAAACAGCCGCAACAAGTGGAAATATGTTTGTCGTAGTAAATAATAACGCTTACGGATTAGATGTTCAAAATGGAGTATTTACAGACGTTGTGTACAATGAAGGCGATATAATGATGCTTGATTGCTCAATAAAATCAGTTGATGATGGTACAGATGCACTCATAACCTTTGACACAACATCATAATGAAGTTATCTACAGGAAAAGAACCTAAATTAAAAGAAATGTCTGTGGATGATATTGATTACTGCAATGATTTACCGCAAATGAGGTACGAAGGTAATGAAGTTGTAGCAATCACTAACCTAGCAAAAGCAAGAACTGCTTGGATTCGTAAAGGTGTTGAAGGAGCTGATGATAAATTCATTAAGTCTTTAAGCGAGGATGAAAAAAATGAACTGTCTTTGGCAGTACAGGAACATCAACGCTTGGGGGAATAGAATCCCTCACATTAGAAGCAAACTTTTTACTGGATAAAAAGTGTGAGGGGTGTATGTATCACGAATACCCCTATAAGGCTCAAATTCCCATCTTAATCGAGGGGAAGTATGAAACTCGTACATTTACATCAAGTGATGAAGTTTGGGACATTATTCGTCTTTTAATAGACGAAACAAAACAACACATTAAAGAGGGCAGTAATTTGCATATCGCTGAATCGGTGATGGCTCAACTGCCCTTTTTTGCTTGTATTAATATAATGCTGGACGAAAATGCACAAAAAGATATATCAAGATTTATGTACGCAAGACAATTTAAAATATCACCCCATAAAGGAAGTTATGGAGAACAGCCTAAAAAATGGGTAGAAAAAAGTTTTATGCTTACACATATAATAGAGAGACAAAAAGCAAAGGCAATTAAAAATGGCTGAAGATTTTAGAAATACAATAACATTAAAATTTAAACCTGAAAATGAACAAAGTTTAATAAAGGCTATTAACAGTTTAGACAAGGCTACTAAATCTTTAATAAATTCTCAAGCAAAACTTGTAAAACAAGGAAGGTTGGTTAAGAGCGATTCTGAGCAAAATTCTAAAGCTATTGAAAAATTACACATCAAACTTCTTGCAGTTGGTTCTAATTTTGAAAAAGCTGGTATCTCTGCTGAAATATACGCAAACGCATTGAGGGGTGATAAGGTTGCTATGGAGCAACTAAGAAATGCTGTAAATAGATTTATTTCTGATCAAAAAAAGGGTATTGTCACTACAAATCAACACAGCAAAGGTTTATTTGCTTTAGGTCATTCTGCAAGGCAAACTGGTGGAGCGTTTTCTGTTTTAAGGTCTAAGTTATTACTTTTTAATTTTGCTATGACTTTAGGTATTCGACAGCTTTTAAAGTTTGCAGAAGAAGCATCGAAGCTAGAAGCATTAGAAACAGCTTTTAATACATTATCTGGTGGTGGAGCAAGAGCTAGTGAAGCACTTGAGAGATTGCAAGAAGCAACAAATGGTACTGTAAGTAGCATGGATTTATTCCAACAAGCAAACAACGCAATGATTCTTGGAGTAACTAAAAATTCAGATGAAATGGCAGAAATGTTTGATATGGCTCAAAGGCTTGGTAGAGCATTGGGCAGAGACACTAGGTCTTCTATTGAATCATTTGTTACTGGTGTTGGTAGGCAGTCGAGATTAATGCTTGATAATATTGGATTAATTGTTAAATCAGAAGTTGCTTATAAAGCATTTGCAAGTCAAGTTGGTAAAACTACTGACGAACTTGATGAGATGGAGCAAAAACAAGCATTTTTAAATGCGGCTCTTGTAGCTGGTGAAATAGCATTAAGGGGAATAGGAACAGAAACTTTATCTAGTGCAGATAAACTCCAACAAATGTCCACAGAGTTGACTGAAGTAAGGCAAAGAATTGGCGATGAGTTGTTACCTTTAGTATTAGAAATGACTAAAGCAACAAAAGATTTTATAGAAGCAATAGATGGCGATGATATTAGAAATGCTATAGCCGCAATAGAAACCTTGACAGTTGCATTTGTTAGCTTTAAAGCGATTGCTACAGCAAGTCAGGCAATACTTGCTTTACTCGCTCTTTCTTTTCCTCAAGTTGCAATAATTTTAGGGCTTGCTAGTGCTATT